ATGATGAACGAAATATTATAAAAAGTTTTCGCTATGTAATTAAAACCGCTTCTGATCGAAACAAAAAAATCGTCATCATGTTTGACGAAATCGAATATATTTCGTTTAGATCTCCCATGGATGCTCATTGGCACACAGAATTTATTGATTTTTGGCAAACCATTTGGTCTGTGCAAAGCTTACACAGAAATCTAGTTTTTATACTTTCTGGTGTGAATCCTAGTGTTGCTGAAACAGATACAGTAAACGGAATCCAGAATCCGTTATTTAGTATCGTACAGTCAGAATATTTGCAAGGATTAGACGAAGATGATGCCAGAACCATGATACGAACATTAGGCAGGCGCATGGGTATAAAGTTTGAACATGAAGCAATCAAAATGCTTTATGACCAATATAACGGTCACCCTATGCTATTGCGGTTGGCGTGTAGCTACATCAATCGGCAATATGATAGCCAAAATCGTCCTATAACCATAGCTCCAGCAGATGTTAGCAAAATTCAAGAAGGTATTGACATCGAGCTTGCGTATTATTTTAAACATGTGGTGTCTGAAATCCAACAATTCTATTCTGAAGAATATGAGATGTTGGAACTCCTTGCATCTGGACAAACCACAGATTTTGTGGAGCTTTCCGCAGCTGCAGAATATACCAAGCACTTATACAGTTATGGCTTGATTGCAAAAAATGCACAGGGCGTACCATTTGTAAAGATGCCTGTTGCAGGCCGTTATGTAGCTATGGAACTGGCTAAAAAAGAAAAACGCAAATCATTATACAAAGTTGTGGACGAGGCCAAAAGAGCCGAATGGGTCACGCAAAGAGTAAAGTCTATCATTCGCGATCTTCGGCAACTAGAAACTGCAATCCGTAGTGCTGGTAAAGACAAGCTTTTCGGAGAAAACTCATTTCCAGAAGCAGAAAAATTTGCTGTAATTAGACCTGTTGACTCAGAATATGCATTTGAAGCTTTCTTTAATGTATGTAATAGATGCTTTGTCGAGTCAATTGAGAACTACGGAAAAGCAATGGGAAAAAGCGACTATTTCTGGTCAGAAATTAAAACTACATACCCTTCACTTCATGCAGCCTTGCATAGAGTGAAGGTGTATAGACATTCCCAAGATCATCTTGCCCTCAATCCTACAGTGGCGCAAAAGTACCGAAAATTTTGGAATGAGGATACTTTGGGGTTCACGGATCCCGAGGAACAGCGGTTTGTTATCCAACAGAAATTTTTGGAAAGCTTTTTGTCCGCAATTCAAATTGAAATGGCCGCAATTTCCTAATGCAACAGTTCATATATTTCCCTAGTTTATATCATCCACCCTAAGGCCCGGTCATATCTCTGGCTATATTCCAGCTGCTGACCGGCACGGGGGATCGTGTAAATTTTCGCAGAATTCGTTAGGGGGGATACCCCGAAAGCCGGGACAATGGGGACAATAAGGACAAAATACCCGCTGCCGCCACAGTTTTGTCTGTCAGCAACACTCTCCTTTTGCGAAATGGTTCGTAAATCTCTATCAAAAGCATGACAAAATGGACCCGAATCAGCTTCTTTTTAGCTGACCGGGTCCTTCTTTTTTTATTCTTTTTCATAGCATCGTTGTGACCTCCGTGCCGTCTTTGAAGCAGAAGGCGATCCGCTCGTCAGCGTATACCGTAGCACGATCCACCAGGGTGTGCCACAGGGATTCTTTAAAGGTCACCGGCACATCCTCCAGTTCCCACAGTTCAAACAACATTCCGCCAAAGATGATGGCTGTTTCATTCATCTGCTTCCGCCGATCCTGCAGAGCTTCATATCTCTCCTTCTGCTCCTCATACTGCCGGGTCAGTTCCTCGTACTGCTGCCGGTACTCACGCCCCGTCACCGTGGCGGATGCATTCATCATGATGCAGCTGCGGATCATGCCGGAAAGCAAATCCAGCTTTTGCTCGGTTTCTTCCAAATCTGCATCAATGAAGGTGGTATCCGTCATGGCTCGCTGCACATATTGCAGACCTTCCAGCCGTTCATCCGGATCATCCATATACTGCCCAAGTGCCTGTACAAACAGTTCCTTCAGATCCTCTTCCCGGAGGTGGGGTGTGCCGCATTTTTCACCGCTGTCATATTTGTGGTTGCACTGCCAGATAACTCTACGGTACTTGTCGGTGGAGTGCCAGGTCTTGGAGCCGTACACACCGCCACAGTCGCCGCAGAAGATTTTTCCGGAGAAGGGACTGCCGCAGTCATGCCGTCTTCCTTTGGATCGACGCTGCTCCATCTCCACTTGCACTGCTTCCCATTCCGCAGGCTTGATGATCGCCGGATGGCTGTCTTCCACATAGTACTGTGGAACTTCGCCCTCATTGGTCTTCATGGTCTTGGTCAGGAAATCCACCGTGTACTTCTTCTGGAGCAGAGCCGCGCCCTTGTACTTTTCATTGGTGAGGATACTCTCCACAGTGGCTGTCTGCCAGATTTTCTTTTTGCCGGGAGTGGGGATGCCTTCGTTGGTCAACTGTCGGGCGATGGCAGAAGTGGATTTACCGGACATGAACATCTTGTAGATCCGGATTACCAGCTCCGCTTCTTCCGGTACAATCTCCGGAATGCCGTTGGCACCTTTGCGGTATCCCAGGAACTGCTTGTAGGGCATACTGACCTTGCCATCCGCAAACCGCTTCCGCTGACCCCAGGTGACGTTCTCCGAGATGGATCGGCTTTCCTCCTGGGCCAAGGAGGACATAATAGTGATCAGCAGTTCCCCCTTGCTGTCCAGGGTATAGATGTTTTCTTTCTCAAAATAGACCTCTACGCCCTTCTCTTTCAGCTTTCGAACGGTAGTCAGGCTATCGACAGTATTTCTCGCAAAACGGCTCACACTCTTGGTCACAATCAGGTCGATCCTGCCCGCAAGAGCATCCGAGATCATGCGATTGAAGCCTTCCCGGTTCTTTGTCATGACACCAGAAATGCCTTCATCGGTGTACACATCTACAAACTGCCAGTTGGGATTGCTCTTGATGTAATTGGTGTAGTAGTCCACCTGGGCAGCGTAGCTGGTAAACTGCTCGTCGCTATCGGTGGATACTCTGGCATAGCCTGCCACCCTGCGCTTCACATTGGCGCTCTTGGGAACACCGGTGTGCAGGTTCAATGTGGCAGGAATCACAGTAATGTTCTTGGCTTTAGGCATATCTTCTCTTCCTTTCTCTGGTTTTCTCTGCGGCTGCGGCTCTCATTTCCGGTGTCCAGCTTTCCGCTCTGGAGCGGTCCTGCCATCGTTTAACGGTTGTTGTTCCATCCGGGAAGCAGAATACCAAGGTGTTGTCCTTCTCCACCCTCACAGCCGTTATCTTGCCGTCAAGAGCATCCAACGTACCGACAACCTCCAATGTGGCAGCAATCAGGGTGTTCTCCGGAATACGCTTGGAAGGGCAGGCGGCTTTTCCCTTTGCGCTGTAGGTAGGGCAGATCCACACTGCCCCGGTAGCGGTAGTTTTTCGGACATAATGCTTGCCGCAATTCCCACAGACCAGCAGACCAGAAAAGGGATACTTGCCCTTGTTCTTATGAGGCCTGGAATGCTTTTCTGCTCTTCTGCGGATCTCCTCTTGTACTGCATTGAATTGTTCCAGCGAGATGATTGCCTCGTGACTGTCCTGGATGTGGTACATGGGAAGTTCCCCCTGGTTGTACCGCTTCTTTTTTGTAAGGTGGTTTTCCGAGAAGGTCTTCTGTAGCATCAGATTTCCTGTGTAGGTATAATTCTGCAGGATCTGCATGATGCTCCGCTGTCCCCATCCGTTGCCGAACCGGCTGACCGCAGTGCTTTCATTCAGCATCTTTGCAATGGCGGTAGCACCCATGCCATCCAGATAGCTGTCAAAGATCAGCCGGACGGTTTCCGCTTCCGTAGGTTCAATGTGGTAGGTGCCGCCATCGTAGCGGTAACCCAGCAGAGTGGGATTCCAGGCAAGGCCGTTCTGGAAATTGCTGTGAATCCGCCACTTCATATTTTCGCTGTTGGACAGGCTCTCCTCCTGAGCATAGGAAGCAAGGATGGAAAGCATAAGTTCTCCATCAGCAGTGGCGGTATCGATGTTCTGCTCCTCAAAGTACACGCTGATACCCAGGGATTTCAGTTCCCGGACTGTTTCCAGAAGGGTGACTGTATTCCGAGCCAGCCGGGAAATGGACTTAGTCACGATGTGATCGATCTTTCCGGCCCGGCAGTCAGCAAGCATTCTCTGGAACTGTTCCCGACTGTCCTTGGTTCCGGTTTTGGCTTCATCTGCGTACACCCCAGCGTATTCCCATCCGGGGTGACGGCAGATATAGTTTCGGTAGTAGTCCACCTGGGATGCCAGAGAGTGGAGCATGGCATCCTTACCGCAGGAGACTCTAGCATATGCCGCCACCCGCTTTTGTTTGGGTGCAGCCGCCGGAAACTTTACTTTCTGTACTTTTCTTTCCATAAAGAACCTCCTTTGTATCCATTTGGGGTACTACATATTCGCTCTGATGAAGCCAAATAGCAAGTGTATAAACCTACCGAAAAATACTGCCTTTCTCCAGTCCATAATGACAAGCCAGCACAGCGCAGGCAGTTGTATGATCTGTTTCGGATAATTCTCCTCTACGCAGCATGGTGTCGAGGATTGCCATGTTGATTTGGTAGTGTGCCCGTTTCCGAAAGATTAGCGGATCTGCGGAAGAGGAGATAACAGTTCCGGCAGCAGAATTTTCGATTTTGGTTTCCATAACTTTCAAACTCCTTTCCGCAGTAGCTACAAGTGAGGCGATAGTATGCTTTCTTCTGAACCTGTCCCCGGTGGCTGTTCCACCAGATCATGCGGCACCGATCCGAGCAGAACAGTTTTTCCTTTCTGCCCGGCAACGTGGAGATCGATCTGCCGCAGTTTTTGCAGGGTTTGCCACCTTCCAGTTCCGGGTGGCGGCGGATATGAGAGCGGACTGTATTCACAGAGATCCCCAGTGTCCAGGCAATCTCAGAAGCGGACTTCCCCTGCAGCCTCATTGCGTTAATGGTTTCCTGTTCCTGCTTTTTCATTTGGATAATTCCCCCTTTGATTTCGCGCTTTCCCGCGTGAAGCCCCGTGCCGTTGTCCCAATGCATAAGTGACAAAGATATGACCCGCCCCTGGCCTATTCCCTTGGAAACTTATGCGAATTCATGCACATCTTCCGTTGGCGCTGTCCTGTAAGGTAGAGCCCAAGATGTTACGAGCCCTACCCCGAGGCAAAGCGGACAGAACGGACAGATTAACTTGCCAGAAGCATGGGATTGGTCAGGTATACATCGGAAGGCTTCCGGCCTGCACCCAGGACAGCCTCCGTAGGCTTGGGCGCGATATAACCATATTCACACAGGCGATTCAGCATCGACTGGGCAGCTTCTGCAGTCTTAATCCAACGGCACATACGCATAACATCTCTCCGGGAAAACTCAGACAACTGATTCTTCTGAATAGCGGAAAGCAAACGCTCACTCTG